GATGAAGTCTACGCAATGTTTAGAAAAGACATGGGTGATAGTCATAGAACTTATAAAGTTGCTAACACTGGTGCTACTGAAAATAGATTTACCTTAGATGCTAATCTACCATTGATCGAGGTTGCTGGTGACAATATGATCAATGACATTATGAGAGGTAAAGTAGATTACTCTATTGATCCAAACAAACTTTACAGTAGCAATGTAACACCAGATCAAGCACAAAATATTATTCATACTGGACATAAAAACGTAGGATTATTTATTGATCCTGCTAGAGCAAAAAGAATTGATAATCTAAAAAAATCTGGACAGTTTGATAGTAAAGTAACAAGCATCATGGATGATGTTATTTATAACTTTCCAGACAATAGATCTATGTCTAAGGTTTATCCATTAAATCCTGATGCAAAAGTGTCTAGCGATATACCATCAAGAGAGTGGTTAAACGAAAAAAGACAAAGAGCGCAAGCAAGAGGTGGATATGGAGATATTAAAGCACATCTAGGTAATGCACTTACTGGTGGATTTGGAGGTCAATATCCAGTTGTTCCTACTAAAGTATTAAAAGAAATACAAGGTTTAAATTTAGAGCAATTAAATAAAAGACCTAGTTCTCTGGAATATCTAGAAGACTTTATGCGTAGAAATAATACACTTCCAACACATTACAATGGCGACACAAATGTGTTTGGTGGAAGCAGAGGTAGATACTTGCCATTAAATGTTGAAGGTGTAAGAGAATACAAACCATTTTTACAAGTAGATCAATACGGACAACCATTTGTTAGTGAAGGTAACCATCGTATTATGACTGCCGATAAACTAGGATGGGAAAACTTACCAATTGAGTTAAGATACTTTGAAGGTGGTGAGATAGAAAAAGGTTTGCTTAACCCAAATTTAATCGAAAAGTATAATCGAACTGGTAATCCAAATATATTTGACGAAGAGTTACAAAAGTATATTGAAAAGGTTAAAACTAATAAGTTAATAACTGATTATCACAGAGACAGATTAATGGCAGAAGAAATTTTAAAGCGTAGACTAAAATACACAAGGAAAAAATAATGGCAAAACGTGGATTGTATGCAAACATTAATGCTCGTAAGAAAAAAGGCATTAGTCGTAGCAAGAAGAACTCCACTATATCTAAAGAAGCATATGCCAACATGAAGTCTGGATTTAAAAAGAAAACTAAAAAGAAAAAATAATACATGGAAGAGTTAACACCATGTAACGGTGTATGCCGTATGCAAAAAGCAGAAGACGAAATAAGATGCACGTCTTGTTTTAGAACCTTCTCGGACATTGAGCAGTGGTTTTACATGACTAATGAAACACGTCAAGAACGAATGAACCAACTCAAACGAGAAAAACATCAATATAATAGGAAAAAGTAATGACCCATTTTGGAGTTACACATGGCAGAACGATTAAGAAAAAAACATCAAGAAGAAGTTAGAACAAAGATCCAAGTATCACAACTGATTAACGTATTACACGATCACGCTTTTGGAACTATCGAGGAAATGAAACCAACTCGAATGAAAGCAATCGAGATACTGTTGAGAAAAGCATTGCCTGATCTATCAGCAACTGAGATTTCTGGTGATGGAGATGCACCGATTGGCATCAAGGTGATTACTGGAATAGATAATGACTGATCTAGTATTAGAAGAAGAGTTTATCGAAGAGGATGATGGTTGGGAAACAACTGATCTAGGTTATAGACCTAGAGAACCTCAAAAAGAAATACATAATGCAGTAAAGAACCATCGGTTTAGCGTGGTGGTTGCTCATCGTAGGATGGGTAAAACTGTATCAGCGTGTATGCAATTGATTAACTCAGCACTATTGTGCGACAAACCTAACCCTAGATTTGGTTATATAGCACCTACGTATTCTCAGGCAAAAAGAGTAGCGTGGCAGTATATTGTTGATTACACAAGACCACTTGGCGCTAAAGCAAACATTGCAGAATTAAGAGTAGATTTTTTAGATGGACGAAGAATTAGTTTATACGGTGCTGATAATCCTGATAGTTTACGTGGGATATATCTGGACGGAGTGGTAATCGATGAGATCGCTGACGTATCTCCAGCATTATTTAGTGAAGTAATTAGACCAGCACTAGCAGATCGACTAGGTTGGTGTATGTTTATTGGAACACCAAAAGGAACTAACCACTTTAAAACTTTACGTGATCGTGCCAGTGAAGGTATCGATAACTGGAAGTTGTTAGAGTTTAAAGCAAGTCAAACAAACCTATTAGAGAAGTCTGAATTAGAGTCAGCACTTCGAGAGATGGGTGAAGAAAAGTATATGCAGGAGTTTGAATGTTCATTTCATGCTCCAGTTGAAGGTGCATATTACGGTAAACAAATTAACGAATTAGAACTGCTCAATTGTTTTGTAGACATTCAATACGATGATGTAGCAAGAACATTTACTGCTTGGGATTTAGGTGTTGGTGATAGCACTGCAATTTGGGTAGCGCAGTTAGTAAATAAAGAAGTAAGACTGATCGACTACATGGAAAATCATGGAGAAGGTCTAGGACATTATGTGACATGGATAAGAGATCGTGGTTATGAGAATGCCACACATTTATTACCGCATGATGTTGAAGTAAGAGAATTAGGCACTGGCAGGTCAAGAAAAGAAATGCTTGATGATGCTGGTTTAACAATACAGGTAGTTCCAAAACTTACAATTGATGATGGTATTCAGTCAGTTCGTAGGTTATTACCACGTTGTTGGTTTGATCCTAAAACACGAGATGGGATCAATGCATTACGCAACTACAGACGTGAATACAATGAGAAACGTGATGTCTTTTTTGACAAACCGTTACATGATTGGTCATCTCATGCATCAGATGCATTTAGATACTTAGCAGTAGGTATCGATGAAGGCACTGAAGGTTGGGATAAACCATTAGATATTAATAACACATGGATCGTTTAAATGGCAGATGAAAATAAATTAAAGAGTATTCTGGATGCTGAAATCGATGATGCGATTGGTTTCTTAGAAACTGAAACAACAGACGAGAGACAACAGGCACTTGAATACTATCTACGTGAACCATACGGTAACGAGGTAGAAGGTAAGTCTCAAATCGTTACTGGTGAGGTTGCAGAAGCAGTTGACGGTGTATTACCACAACTAATGAAAATATTTTCCGCATCTGACGACTTTGTAGAGTTTGCTCCAGTTAACGAAGGTGATGAAGAAAAAGCAGAACAAGCAACTTTATACGTTAACCACATCATCAATAAAGACAACAAAGGTTTTGAGATATTTCACAACTGGTTTAAAGATGCATTGCTACAAAAAGTTGGTGTAGTAAAAGCATACTGGGACGAAAAGATTGATGTCACTGTAGAGAAATACGAAAACCTATCAGACGATGAAGTCATTATGGTTTTAGAGTCTGGTGATATGGAAGTTGTATCACAAGAAGTAATTGAGCGTGAAGTTGAATATGCTGGCATGATGCAAAAAGAACAAGTTACAAACTTAAAAGTTAAAAAGTTTGAAGACAAAGGTAAAGTGGTCGTAGAAAACGTGCCACCAGAAGAATTCTTAATTAGTAAGCGTGCTAGATCTGTTGAAGATGCACCTTTTGTTGCACATCGAAGAATGGTAACTCGTAGTGAGTTAACAGCAATGGGTTACGATGCAGATACAATTGATGCATTAGGTAGTGGTGATACATTAGAATTCTCACCTGAAAGAATTGCAAGACATACTCGTGGTGAAATGCCATACGATAACGAGTCTGGTGATGAGACTATGGAGATCGTAGAGTATTACGAGTGCTATATTAAGACGGATTACGATGAAGATGGAATTGCAGAGTTAAGACGTATTTGCTACGCAGGCAATCAGATCTTACATAACGAAGAGTGTGACTATGTGCCATTCCATAGCGTATGTCCAATTCCAATTCCTCATAAATTTTACGGTCAGTCATTAGCAGATCGTGCAATGGACTTACAGTTAATCAAGTCTACTATCACTAGACAAATGCTAGACAACTTATACCTCACTAACAACTATCGAGTTGGTGCAGTTGAAGGTCAAGTAAACTTAGACGACTTACTAACATCTACTGCTGGTGGTGTTGTTCGCATGAAGAACCCAAACGCTATCGTGCCACTTGCAGTGCAAAGCAATGCTCAACAATCATTCCCAATGCTTGAATACTTAGACCAAGTGCAAGCAAAAAGAACTGGTTTAACAGATGCATCACAAGGTTTAGATGCAAACATTTTACAAAACGTAACAGCAACTGCAATTTCTGCAATGACAAATGCTGGTCAAGGTAAGATTGAATTGATTGCTCGTATCTTTGCTGATACTGGTGTCTCATCTTTATTCAGAGGTATCTTACAACTCGTATGTAAATACCAACAAAAAGAACGCATCATTAGAATCAATAATAAATACGTTCCGTTTGATCCTCGTGAGTGGAGCAACCTATATGACGTAACAGTCAACGTTGGTTTAGGAACTGGATCTAAACAAGAACAGTTAGCAGTAATGCAAATGATCTTACAAAAACAAGAGCAAATCATTACACAATACGGTTTAGCAAACCCATTAGTAAATCTTAAGCAATACAGAGACACACTTGCTAAGTTTGTGCAAATGGCAGGATTTAAAGACGACAGTCAATTCTTAAATGAGATTACTGATGAGCAATCACAAATGTTAGCGCAACAAGCACAGCAAGCAGGTGGTAAGGCAGATCCAACAACTCAGTCTGCACAAATACTTGCACAAGTAGAACGTGAAAAAGCACAGTTAAAAGCACAATCTGAACAAGCAAAACTTCAGTTAGATCGTGAGCAAATGGAACTCGAAGCACAAAAAGATGCATTAGAGTTAAAACAACAAGAAGTAAAACAAACAACTGAGTTAGCGTTAAAAGAGTTACAAATTAAATTAGATGCAATGAGTAAAAACAAAAATGCTGATACACAAAGCACTAAAGTAATTATGGAAGCACTAGAAAAAATAAGCAACATTGCTAATAGAGGAATAAGATAAAAATACAAAATACAATAGATGTTGCTAAAGAGTATCTTCGTTGTGAAGAAATACTAAAACCTGCTATAGATTTGAACAATGGTCTATACCATTCAGAAGATATATTGCGTGAATTAGTATCAGGTCAATATCATTTATTTACATCTGAACATTCAGCAATCGTTGCCACAGTTAATCCATATCCTCGTGGAACTGTATTACATTTATTCTTAGCAGGTGGCAATTTAGAAGAGTTAGAAGAACTATACAAAGAGACAGAGCAGTTTGCTAAATATATGATCTGTAAGTCAATAACATTAATGGGTAGGTTTGGTTGGAAGAAAAGTTTTTTAACTGAATACGGAATGAAACCAACCTGTTTGCAAATGAGTAAGGAATTATGATAAAACTAC